AGTCCATGACGCCCAAAAAAACGATAGTGCCAGGCACTTTGGCAACTTGCGCAGCCTAGTGTTTGCAAGGGTTTTGCACATTCAGCTCCCCTCCCACGCCAGGTGGGATGAGGGTTCCAGCGTGTTTTGCTCGCTTCAATCATGACGTGGGGAACACGCGCTGACGCTGCGGCGCTGCTTGGCAAAAGCCCACAGGCGGTATCGAACCAGCTGGAGGCGATGGCAGCTGACGGCCTGGCGGAGAAGCGCGGCCGCCAGTGGCGCGTGCGGCTGGATGGCCTGCGCGAGTGGTGGATGGCCCACGTCGACGGGCGATCCCACAGCCCGGTGGGCGGGCCGGCGGTGGCCAGGGCTCACCGGCGCGAGGTGCAGTGTCTGGTGGCTGAGCCGCTGCCCGGTGCAGTGCGGCCGGTGGAGGAAAGCCGCGAACTGCGCGAGCACTACGAGGCGGAGCTGGCGCGACTGAAGGCGGAGCAACTGGCCGGGGCCCTGGTGCCGATCGCCGACATCGAGGCCCAGCTGTTCGGCCACATCAGGCAGGCGCGCGACGCGCTGCTGGGTGTGCCGGCGAAGGTGGTCGATCAGCTCTGTGCGGTGATGGGGAACCTGACGGCCGAACAGCGCCATGAGGTGGTGCGACTGCTGGAGCGCGAGATGGTGAAAGTGACCGAGGACCTGGCACGCGCGCCGGTGGGAGGTGCGGATGCACGCTGACGCGGCGGCGCTGCTGGCGCGGGTGGTGGCGGAAGCGTGGGCGCCGGATCCGGCGATGACGCCCAGCCAGTGGTCAGACGCGCGGCGGATGCTGAGCCCGAAGGCGAGCGCCGAGCATGGCCCCTGGCGCACCAGCAGGACCCCGTACCTGCGCGAGCCGATGGATGCGGCGGGGCCGGATTCGGGGATTCAGGACCACGTGTGGGTGTTCGCCAGCCAGACCGGAAAGAGCGAGGGCCTGAACAACCTGTTCGGGCATCGCATGGATGTGGCGCCGTGCCCGGCGCTGCTGATCCAGCCGACGCTCGATCTGGCGAAGCGTTACTCGAAGATGCGCGTGGCGCCAATGATCGAGAGCACGCCCACGCTGGCGGCGAAGGTGAAGCCTTCGCGATCGCGCGACAGCGGCAACACGCTGCTGATGAAGGAGTTCCTGAACCAGGCGCTGCTGATCATGGGCGGCGCCAACGCCGCCAGCGGATTGGCCTCGATGCCGATCCTGCTGGTGGGGCAGGACGAGGTGGATCGGTTTCCTCTCGACGTAGACGGGGAGGGATCTCCGGGCGATCTGGCGGACGTGCGGACCCGGACCTTCGGCAAGCGTGCCCGGCGGATCAAGACCAGCACCCCGACGCTGGCGGATCGGTCGGTGATCTGGTCGAAGTTCGAGGAGAGCGATCAGCGCCAATACCACCTGCCGTGCCCGCACTGCCAGCACATGCAGGTGCTGGCGTGGGACAAGCTGCGATGGGATCCGGCAGATCCGCTGCTGTCGAAGGGCCGGCTGAGCCAGCCGCCGGTGATGATCTGCGATGCCTGCGGCGAGGGCATCGAGGAGCGTTACAAAAGCTGGTGGTATGGCGAGGACCTGGGCCGCTGGATCCCTCAGCAACCCGACAGCCCAATCCGTGGGTACCACCTGCCGGGGTTCTACTCGCCGCTGGGCTGGCTGAGCTGGGAGGAGATCGTTGTCGCCTACGAGCGCGCGAAGGACGCGCCGGAGCGGCTGAAGGTCTGGACCAATACGGTGCTTGCGCTCCCCTGGGCGGAGCAGGGCGAGGTGCCCGAGTGGGAAGCTCTCTACCGGCGGCGGGAGGACTACCCCTCCGGCACGGTGCCGCCTGGCGGGCTAGTGCTCACCGCCGGCGTGGACGTGCAGCGCGATCGCCTGGAGCTGGAGGTGGTGGCGTGGGGCCCACGGATGGAAAGCTGGAGCGTCGACTACGTGGTGATCCACGGCGACACCAGCACGATTCAGGAGGACCCGGCGAAGCCATGCCCGTGGCGCGTGCTGGGCGAGCAGCTGGCGCGCGTGTTCCCCACGGCCTGGGGCGGCGAGATGCGGCTGAGCCGAATGGCGGTCGACAGCGGCGACCAAACCCAGACGGTGTACGCCTGGATCCGGTCGCAGCGTGATCACCGGCTGATGGCAACGAAGGGCCGCGACCAGCTGCAGACGATCATCGGGATGCCGACGATGCAGGAGGTGACGGCCCGGGGCCGGAAGCTGAAGCGCGGCATCCAGCTCTGGCCGCTGGGGGTGAGCGTGGCCAAGCATGAGCTCTACGGGTGGCTGCGGGCGCAGCCGCCGCTCAACCCAGGCGATGCGGTGGCTCGTGGGTTCTGCCACTTCCCGATGCACGGCGAGGGGTGGTTTCAGGGGCTGACGGCCGAGGAGCTGAAGCGCAAGGTGGTTCGCGGGTTCCCCCGGTACTACTGGGAGAAGGTGCGGGCGCGGAATGAACCGCTCGACTGCCGGGTGATGGCGCGCGGCGCGCTGGCGGCCCTGGGGGCCGACCGCTGGACGGAGGCGAAATGGGAGAAGCTGCGGGCAAGCGTGGCGCCGGAGCAGCCGCAGGCCGCGTTGGGGGGGCTGAAGGCCGAGCAGCAACAGCCCCAGGCTCAGCAGCTGGTGGCGGGGCAACGGCAACCGCGACGACGGCAGCGGCCGGTGGCGTCGGGCCCGTCGTTTGTGAGCGGCTGGTAAGCCTCCGTAGACTGAGAACAGCGCGGGATAAGAGCAGCCATGGGGGTGCCTAGCAGGATTAGGGCAGGCGATACGGTGCGGTTCGAGATTTCGTCGGGCGTCGACGGCCTGGGCGCGGCGATCGAATCCACGACCTGGGCGGCGGTGGCGTTCTTCCGGTTCAACAAGGCGGCCGAGGGCGTCACCGTGAACGGCACGGCGCAGGACGGCGGCGGCTGGCTGTTCGAGATCAGCGCCACCACCAGCGCGACGATGGACGCCGGGGAGTGGTCTTGCCAGGTGCGGGCCACACTGGGCGCTACAGCGGCGACGCTGGCGGCCCAGCGGGTGGAGGTGCTGCCGAGCCTGAGCTACACCGGCACCCCGGCCGCGTTCGACGGTCGATCAGCGGCAGCGGTGGAGCTGGCCGAGGTGCAGGCCGCCATCCGCGCGCTGATCAGCCGCGGGGCACAGGCCTACACGATCGGCAGCCGCAGCTACACGGCCCTCGACCTGGGACGCCTGACTGCGCGAGAAAGCCAGCTGAAGGCGATCGTCGCCAGGGAGAAGGCGGCCGAGCGTGTGGCCGCCGGCCTGGGCGATTCCCGTGATCTGTTCGTGAGGTTCTGAGCATGGCCAGCAGGAAGAAGCCCCAGGGCCAGCCCGTCGAGGCGGTTCCAACCACGCGCCGGCCGCGGCGCGGAAGCCGGCTTTATGCCGGCGCGAAGGCGACGCGGCTCGAGGCCGACTGGGTGACGAGCTCCACCAGCGCGGACGCCGAGATCAGCAGCAGCCTGGTGCGCCTGCGCGACAGGGCCCGTCAGCTGGTGCGGGATAACGACTACGCCAGGGCCGCCCTGCGGGCGATCGTGTCCAACGTGGTGGGAACCGGCATCAAGCTGCAGGCCCAGGTCCCCATGCAGCGGGGGAAGGGCCGCCTGGATCAGGCAACGAACGACAGGATCGAGGCAGCCTGGGCCCGCTGGGGCCGGGCGACCACCTGCCACGTGGCCGGTCAGCTGGCCTGGCAGGACGTCGAGCGGCTGGTGATGCGGGCCACCGCCGAGGCCGGCGAGGTGTTCGTGCGGCTGGTGCCTGAGGCGTTTGGCGGTGGGCGGACGTCCCTGGGCCTGGAGATCATCGAGGCCGACCTGCTCGACGAGAAGGTCGACGGATCAGGCGCTGGCGTGCAGGGCCAGCTGGCCGGGGGCGAGTGGCGCCTGGGCGTCCACGTCAACAACTGGGGCCGCCCGCTCGAATATGCGTTCCTGAAAAGCCACCCCGGCGACAGCCAGGGGCGATCGGTCGCCGCCCGGCGCGTGCTGGTGCCGGCTGATCAGGTGCTCCACATCAAGCTGACCGAGCGGCCCGGCCAGACTCGTGGGGTGACGTGGTTTGCCTCAGCGATTCGTCAGCTCCACCAGCTGGCCGGCTTCATCGAGGCCGAGGTGGTGCGGGCCCGCGCAAACAGCAGCCTGATGGGTTTCGTGCTGACGGACGGCGACGCTGCAGGCGAGGCCCTGGGCGAGGAAGTGGAAGGCGAGTACGTGACCCAGTTCGAGCCGGGCGTGTGGAAAACGTTGTTCCCTGGCCAGCGGGTGGAAGTGCCGCAGCTCGACGCGCCGGACGGCCAGCTGGAGCCGTTCGGGCGGTTCATGCTGCGCAGCATGGCTGCAGGTGTGGGCGTCAGCTATGAGGCGATCAGCTCCGATTTCAGCCAGGCCAACTACAGCAGCAGCCGCCTGAGTCTGTTGGCCGAGCGCGAGCAGTGGAAGGCCCTCCAGAAGCAGCTGATCCGCGACCTCCACCGGCCGGTGTTCGCCGCCTGGATGCGGGCGGCGGTGCAGGCCGGCGAGCTCAGCCTGCCCGGCTACGACCTGGCGCCGGAGCGGTTTGAGGACGCCATGCGCTGGGTGCCGCGCGGGTGGGAATGGGTCGATCCGGAGAAGGAAGGGAAGGCCTACCGCGACGCCGTGCGGAATGGCTTCATCACCCGGGCAGAGGTGGTGATGAGCCGCGGCGGCGACTGGAACGAAACAATCGAGACGCTGGCGAACGAGAAAGAGGAGCTCGACGCACTGGGCCTGGTGTTCGACACCGACCCAAGCCAGGTGAGCGCGGCCGGCATCACGCAGGCCCGCCCAGCTGGATCGGTGGTGCCGGCGGAGGCGTCGGCGTCCGAGAGCGATCTGACGCCCGATCCCTCTACGCCTGCGCAGCCTGACAACGCCGGTAGCATGGGCGCAGATCCCGCCACAGGTTGATGGATTCGCGCGACTTCACCGGGCAGCAGCTACACCGCTTCACGGCGGTGGATGCTCGCGCGCTGGGTGAGGATCGTTCGCTGGAGTTTCCGTTTAGCTCCGAGCTGCCCGTCGAGCGGTGGTTCGGTTCGGAAGTGCTCAGCCATCAGCCTGATGCTGTGAACCTGGCCCGCCTCAACGACGGCGCCCCGGTTCTGTGGAACCACGATCCCGGCGCCGTTATCGGTGTTGTGGAGCGTGCCTGGCTCGACGGCGAGAAGGCCCGCGGCTATGCCCGGGTCCGGTTCAGCCGCAACGACCTGGCGCAGCAGATCGTGTCGGACATTGCCGACGGGATCCTGCGCAACGTCAGCGTGGGCTACACCATCGCCGACGCAAAGCCAGGCGCAGACGGCCAGGTGATCGCCACGCAATGGGAACCGATGGAGGTGAGCATCGTCTCAATTCCAGCGGACCCCAGCGTGGGCATCGGGCGCAGCATGGCGCCCACGGCTACGGCCACCCCAACCCCCACCCCTTCCCTGCCCCCAATGGAAGACAACACCCCCAACCTCGAGGAGGTGCGGGCCGCGGCCGCAGCCGAGGAACGCGCCCGCGTGGCGACCATCCACAACCTGACCCGCGAGCACGGCGTCGAGCCGCTGGCGCAGGAGCTGATCGAGCGCGGCACCAGCGTGAGCGATGCCCAGACCCTGGTGCTGGGCGAGCTGGCGAAGCGTGCCAAGCAGCCTGCGACGGCCAAGGCCCCTGTTACTGCGCAGGCGCAGCCGATCGCATCCGGCCCCGTCGATCTGGGACTCTCCGACAAGGAGGTGCGCGAGTTCAGCTTCATTCGGGCGATCCGCGCCCAGGCCTTCCCCAACGACCGCAAGGCCTGGGAGGACGCCAGCTTCGAGCGCGAGGTGAGCGAGGCCCTGCAGGCCCGCACCGGCCGCAGCGCCCAGGGCTATCTGGTCCCCGATCAGGTGCTCCAGCGCGACCTGACCATCGGCACCGCTTCGGCTGCTGGTGATCTGGTGGCGACCGACTACCGCGCCGGTTCGTTCATCGAGCTGCTGCGCAACCGGATGGCCCTGGATTCTCTGGGCGTGACGATGCTCACCGGGCTGAATGGCCCCGTGGCGATCCCCCGTCAGACCGGCGCGGCCACCGCCTACTGGGTGGCTGAGAAAGGCGATCTCACCGAATCCAACCCCACGGTTGATCAGGTGAACATGACCGCCAAGACCCTGGGCGCCTATACCGAGTTCAGCCGCCGGCTGCTGCTCCAGAGCTCCCTCGACGTGGAGCAGATGGTCCGCGCTGAGCTGGCGACCGTGATCGCCCTGGAGCTCGACCGCGCCGCCCTCTACGGCCTAGGCACCACCAACCAACCCCAGGGCCTGAAGAACGTCACCGGGATCAATGTCGAAGATTTCGGCGCCGCGGCTCCCACCTACGCCGAAGTGGTGTCCATGGAAACGAAGGTGAACGCCGACAACGCCGACATCGGCAGCATGGCCTATCTCACCAACTCGACCATCTTCGGCGGGTTCAAGACCACCGAGAAGGCGGCCACCACAGCCCAGTTCATCCTCGAGCCGGGCGGCACCGTCAACGGCTACCCCGTGCGCCGGTCGAATCAGGTCGCCACTGGCGACGTGTTCTTCGGAGTGTGGAATCAGTTGATCATCGGCATGTGGTCTGGCGTCGATCTGCAGGTGAACCCCTACGCCCTCGACAAGTCGGGCGGCATCAGGGTGACGGCCTTCCAAGACGTCGACATCGCCGTGCGTCACCCCGAGGCGTTCACCCGCGGGAACAACACCCTCTGACCTGAGCTGATCTGATGCTGCTCGAGATTCTCCGCGACACGTCGATTCAGGGCCGCCCCGCGAAAGCTGGGGCGGTGCTGGATGTAGCCGATCGGGACGCGCGCTTTCTGATTGCGATCAGAAAAGCGCGGCCGGCCCAAGAGCCGCCCATGGCCGTGGAGATCCTCGAGCAGCCAGTCAGCCCCGGGCCGAAGGCGCCCCGCACCCGCAAACCCCGCACCCCCTGAGGCCATGGCCCTGACTCAATTCGCGCTGGAGAAGCTCCAGCACTTCCCCCTCCACCCCGTCGCAGCGGAGACTGGCACCTTCACCGGCGCCACGACCAACATCGCCGACCTGGGCGACTTCGACGGCGACATTCAAGTAATCCTTGACGCTGGCGCTGCTGCCGCTTCCGGCACCATGACCGGCAAAATCCAGCACAGCGACACCACCACAAGCGGCGACTTCTCCGACGTGACCGGCGGCGGCTTTACTGCCGTGGCTCAGGCGGTGTCGAAACAGGTCCTCACACTGAACCGTGACGGCCTGAAGCGGTACATCCGTTTTATCGGCACCATCGCCGCCAGCGGTACGACTACCTACAGCGTCAACGGCTACGGCTTGAAAAAGTACGGCTGATGACGTTCACCGAGGATCCCGCTTTCTTCCTCGCCGATTTCGGCGTCAGCGTCACAGCTGGCGCCGTTTCTGGTGTGGGGATTCTCGACATGCCGGGCGAGGTGATCATGGACAACATGGTGATCTCGACCGACTACACCCTGCGGGTGCTGGCTTCGGAGTTCGGGAACATGGGCTACGGGGCCAGCATCACCGTGGGCGGCACGGCCTACGTGGTGCGCGAGAGCCGACTGCTCGAGGATGGCGTGTTCGCGGTGCTGAGCCTGCAGCGGATCACGGCAGAGGAGGTGATCCAGCCTGCCGCCTCCGATGTGGTCTACGTGATGGACGGGGACTTCCTGTGACTGACGTCAACGTTCCGGCCAGGATTCAGACCCTCTACGCCCTGGCGGCGACGCTGGAGGCGGCCAATCCGATTCTCAAGGCCGGCGAGCTGGGGACCGAATCCGACACCTACCGGCAGAAGATCGGCGACGGCTCGACCGCCTGGCTCGATCTGCCCTACCTGGCGCAGCCCAAGGGGGCGACGCTGCTGTTCCCCCAGGCCGGCGATCAGCTGACCCTGTTCCGCGCTGAGCACGACGCCACGCTGGGCGGGGTGCGGGCGGTGATCCGCGGCACTGGGGCGGTGGTGCTGGAGCTGCGCTATGGGGCGGACCGCAGCGGGGCTGGCACCCTGGCGGCATCTGCGACCGTGGCGAACGCCTCGACCGGGCAGGAGCTGACACCCCAGAACCAACCGATCCCCGCCGGGTCCTACGTGTGGATGGTGCTGGGCACCGTCACCGGCGAGGTGGCCGAGCTGGGGCTGAGCTTCTCCGCCTGACGCGTGCGGCTGGAGCCTGCAGTAGGGCGCCGCTAGTCTGTGCCTACGCAGTAGCACAGAGAGCCCCGTGGCGATCCAACATTCGACAACCACGCGCAACCGGCTGCGCGATGGCTATGTGGCAGCGTTCCCATCGGGCTCATCGCTGGTGATCCGCACAAGCACCCCGGCTGGTGTGGGTGGGGCTGCGGGGGGAAGCGCCCTGGCCACGATCACACTGCCGGTCACACCCCTGACCAGTGGGACTGGTGCTGTCACGCTCAGCGGCAGCTGGACGGCTACGGCATCCGGCACGGGCACGGCCGGCCACTACCGGCTGACCAATGGCAGCGACATCGAGGAGGGCACGGTGACGGCCACCGGCGGCGGCGGCGACCTGACCCTCGACAACACCAGCATCGCGTCGGGTCAGACCGTGACCGTGACCAGCTGGACCCGCACCATGCCGGCGGCCTGACGCATGGCAATTACATCATTCGATCAGCTAATTGGGGCGAATAAGCAGCATCTACAGTGGTCCAAAGCAGCTGTGACCACGACTGCTGGCAACTGGGCTACAACGTTCATAGCTACCGGGTTTCCCGCCACTGGGAACACGCCTGGCAACACCACCACCGGCGCGGTGCCGACTGATGCCGTGACAGGATTCCCCGTGATCCAAAACTTCCAGGGGGGGAACATCGGCTACCTCTCAAGGGTGGAAGCATCCTCTCCGGTCAATCAGACTCTGGGGCTGTTCGATGTTCTGTTCTGGGCCGGCCCCACGACGATCCCCACCAGCGGAACCACGACGGTGACCCTGGGCAGTCAGCCCAGCTTCTCCGGTCGGCTGCCGTTCCGCTCAGATGGCACCACGCCGGCATGGGAGGAAGTCGAGATGTGGGTGTGGCTGAGCACGGCCGGCTCGGCTCACGCTCATACCTTCCAGATGAGCTATAGGGACCAGGATAATAATGTGGCCGCTTCTTCGGCAACAGTCAGCACCAACGGCGTGGCGGTGAATCGCGTCCTTCGCGTGCCATGGCTCACCGACGATTACGGGGCGCAGCTGATGAACGGGTATCTGGTCAACGGCGCAACAAGCGCCACCGGCGCCGTCGTGGCCATGTTCCTGCGGCGCCTGTGGGTTGGTCGGGTGGAGGCGAACACCATGAAAGTGTTCGGCCCAGACCTGACCGGGATGCCGAGGGTGTTCGACAACTCGGCGCTGATGCTGATGGGACTCCCTGAATCCACATCCACCAGCACGCCGAACGTACTGATCGAGATCGCAGAGGGCTAAGCCAGCATGGCCCGCCGGGTATTCCGAACAGGGCTCCCAGGGGCCTGGAACCAGTGGGCTGCGGCCCGCAAGACCGGAGCCTGGCAGACCATCGTCGTTGCCGAGCTGATCGGCTATCCCACGGCAGTGGGGGCCAGCTCGGCCACGTTCGGGATCACCGGCAGCGCAGCGGGGACCGTCAGCGGTGGCGGCGGCGGCACGGTCACTGGTGACAGCTCGGCGACGTTCGACCTGGCGGGGTCCGCCGCCGGCAGCGTCAGCATTGCGGGCGCCAGCAGTCAGACGCTGGGCCTGACTGGATCTGCTGCGGGTGGCGTTGCTGTCGCAGGCGCCAGCAGCCAGGCCCTGAGCCTGAGCGGATCAGCTGCCGGCACGGTGCGGGTTGCCGGCGCGAGCAGCCAGACCCTGAGCCTGACCGGATCTGCCGCGGGTGGCGTTGCCGTCACAGGCGCGAGCAGCCAGGCCCTGGCGCTGAGCGGATCTGCCGCGGGTGGCGTTGCCGTCGCCGGTGCCAGCAGTCAGACGCTGGCCCTGGAGGGTTCGGCTGCTGGCACTGTCGGCGGCATCATCACCGGCGAAAGCAGCCAGCCCCTGGCGCTGGGCGGCACGGCCGCGGGCACCGTCAGCATCACCGGCGCCAGCAGCCAGGGCCTGGCCCTGAGCGGTGCAGCGGCTGGCACGGTCCGGGTTGCGGGCGCCAGCAGCCAGACGCTGGCCCTGGGCGGCATCGCCGCCGGTGGCGTCAGCATCACCGGCGCCAGCGCGGCCAGCCTCGCCCTGAGCGGCACAGCCGCCGGCGCGGTCCCTGTCACCGGCGGCAGCAGCCAGGCCCTGGTCCTCGATGGTTCGGCCGAAGGTACGGTCGTCGGCACCATCAGCGGCGAAAGCGAGGGCACACTGCAGCTGCTCGGTTCGGCCGCGGGCGTCGTTGGCATTGCGGGCAATTCGATCGCCGTGTTCTCCATCAGCGGGACCGCTGCGGGAGGCGTCAGCCGGCGGCGGGTGGCGCTGCTGTTCGGATGATGCCGGCCCCGCTGGCTGGCGCCGATAGACTGCCATCAGCCTGCGCAGACGGATCCCCGCGCCCATGACCGCGATCAAGCGCGAGCGCATCCTGGCGGCGGTGGCCTCAGCCCTGGCGACGACGACAGGCGTCAGCGGCCGGGTCTACCGCTCGCGGGTGGAGGCGTTCGCCCGCAATGAGGCGCCGGCGATCGTGATCGAACCCGGCGACGACGTGCCGGCAGATCCGCCGGTGAGCGGTTGCAGGATCGACTGGCGTCTCGACGTGATGGTGCACGTGCACACCCGGGGCCCGATCCCCGAGCAACTGGCGGCCCCGATCGTCGCCAGCCTCCATGGCCTGCTGATGGCCGACCGCACCCTGGGCGGCCTGGCGATGGAGACATGGCCGGCAACGGTGCAGCACCAGCGCGAGCAGGGCGACGCCACCGCCGGCTGGACCTCCTGCCGGTACGTGGTGCGCTACCGGACCACGGTCAACGATCTAACGAGCTGACGCCATGGCAATCACACGCGGCCGGCTGGCCGAGATTCAGACGATCCCCAGCACGGTGGGATCGCTCTACGCGAATCCGAGCGCGACCAAAAGCTTTATTAAGGGGCTCACCCTGTTCAATTCCAACACCACAGCCGAAACAGTGAAGCTGTACCGAGTGCCGGACTCCACCGGCAGTCTGGGGACGGCCGCTGTAACCAATCAGTTTTTGGAGATTAGCATCGCGCCCCTGGAAACGTTTGTGCTTGAGTTCCCTGGAGACGGGACCGTGTTGGAGGACACAAACGACAGCATCCAAGGCGTGACCACCACGGCCTCGAAAGTCACAGTGCAGATACACGGCGTGAAGGACGTTTGAGCCATGCCTGCAGGAGTACGCCGCAGCGGCCGCCGGGAGGTGACCTATGGAGAGCAGGGGCTGAGACTGCTGCCACTGACGCGATTCGGCAATAGCGCCCGCTACTGGCGCATTAAGTCCATCAGTGTCGCCGGGACGTTCCTGGAGATTTCAGAAGTTCAGTTCTGCGCTGGCGGCACAAGGCAAACGGGAACCCTGGCATCTTCTGACGTTCCGGGGCTTGGGGCCATTACAGACCTCAACGACAACGTGCTTACAACCCGTTGCTATTGGAATAACGCAGTAGCAGTGGCGGCCGGATTCTGGATCCGAATGGATCTTGGATCTGCAAAGGTGATCGACGGAATCAAGCTGGGCGGATTCGACACTACAAACCGTTACCCCACGGCCTTCACGCTGGAGAAGTCCACGGACAACAGCATATGGACGGCGGTTGGGAGCGTGTCGGGATTGAGCTACCCAGGCAATAACACGCTGTCGAGCACGATCTCCTTCTGATCTCCGAGCCCCGCTAGGCGGTCTCGCTACGATGGGGCCATCCTCTGCGCCTGCGCAGTCGCATGAGCAAGGCTCGCCCCACGATCCCGCCCCTGCCCCGTGAGGGCGGGTCCTACGTGCTGAACGCGAAGGCGGGCCGGTGGGAGCCGGATCCGGCTGCTGCTGACGCCCCGACCGATCAACCCGCACCCCTAGCCGACGAGGCCCAGGACAATGCCGCTGACCTATAACCGCCTGATCCTGGCGAAGGCTGAATCCTCCTACGGGGCGGTGCCGAGCCCGGCGCCTGCCGGGACGGACGCCATCCGGGTGATGAATGATCTGAAGCTCTCGCCGCTCCAGATGGAACTGGCGGAGCGCGACATCCTGGGTCCCTACGTGGGCAGCCGGCCGCGGTACGCGACCCAGAAGCTGGCTCAGGTCGAGTTCTCTTTCGAGCTGGTGGGCAGCGGCACCGCAGGGGTGGCCCCGAAGTGCGGCCTGTTCTTTCGCGCCGCGGGTTATAGCCAGACGATTGTGACGGATACGAGCGTTACCTACGCCCCGATCGGCAGCGGCTACGAGTCTCTGTCGCTCGACGTGCGGCACGGCGGGAAAAAGCACGTCCTCTCCGGCGTGCGCGGCGAGCTGTCGTTTGAGCTGAAGGTGGGCGCCCTGCCCATGGGCAAGTTCACCGGCATGGGGTTCTACGCCGTCCCCACCGACGCCTCCAACCCCTCGCTGACCTACAGCAGCCAGGCCGAGCCGCTGTTCGTGGGCAGCGACAACACCACCCCGGTGGAGGCGTTCAGCTACGGGGTCTGCCTGGAGTCGTTCAGCTTCAACAGCGGCCGGTCGCCGAAGCTCCACCAGCGGGCCGGCTGCTCGAAGCAGATCAGGATCGACACGGAGCGCAAGCCCGAAGGGGAGATCATGATCGAATCCCCGACCATGGCCCAGAAGGATTTCTTCACCGCCGCGGCCGGCCAGACCCTGGGCAACATCGAATGGACCCACGGCACCACCGCCGGAAACATCGTCACTTTTGAGGCCCCGACCAACAGCCTGGGCGATCCTGAGTACGACGACGGCGACGGCGTGGAGCTGCTCAAGCTGCCGTTCCTGCCGATCCCCACTGCCGGTAACGGCTACGACGACCACACGTTCGTGTTCACCTGATCCCTACGCCTACGCAACCCTATGGCCTTCATCCTCGATCAGTCCCCGTCCTACTCCTGGCCCGTCAAGGTGCAGGTCCCCCAGGACGGGGGCCGCTTCCGGTCCTACACCTTCGAGGTGGAGTTCGCCCGGGTGAGCCAGGAGCGCCGCGAGGAACTGGGCCGCCAGCTGCTGGTGCAGAAGGGCCGGATCGAGGCCGGACTGCTGGAGGGCGAGCTCCTGACCCCGCGCCAGATCGCCGCCGAGCTGGTGGTGGGCTGGAGCGGGATCCTCGACAGCGAGGACAAGGACGCCAAGCCGGTGCCGTTCAGCACCACCACCCTGGCCCAGCTACTGAACGTGGGTGACGTGGCCGACGCCATCCTGGCGGCCTGGAACGAGAGCATCCCCGGGGCCAAGGCAAAAAACTAACGGCCGCCGTCGAGCACTGGTTCGGCGGCGGGGGGCAACCAAACCCAGACCTGCTGGCGGACGCTGAGGCCTACGGCCTGGAGCTCCCGCCCGAGACCCTGGCGCCCGTGGACTTCCCCGTGTGGCGGGAGAACTGGCCGGCGGTTGAGCTGTTCCTGCGCTGCTCGACCCAGTGGCGCACCGGCGAACCCAGCGCCCTGGGGCCGTGCGGGGTCTACGGCCTGGACTATCAAGCGGTTCTCAGCCTAGGTAGCCTGTATCTGTCTCCTGAGGCGAAGATGCGCGACGTGCTCGAGGACCTGCAGGTGATGGAACGCCGGGCCCTCGAGCTGGCCTATGAAGCTGCGCAGCGGCAGCAGGAGCGGAGCCGCTGATGGCAACGACGCTCAGCGCGCTGCTGGACATCAAGGCGAACGTTACCGGCGAGGGCGCGGTGGCGGGCCTGGGGAACGCGATCGGCGGAATCCAGGCGAAGGCCGCTGCCGCCACCGGCGGGCTCAAGGCCCTGACCGGCGCGGCCGGGATGGGCGGCCTGGCGGGCGCCATGGGCGCACTGACGCCGCTGCTCAGCGTGGCCGGCCTGGTGGGCATGGCAAAGGCGGCGATCAGCGCGGGGGATGCGTTCTACGACATGAGCCAGCGGACCGGCGTCAGCGTCGAGATGCTGGCCAAGTTCAAGAAAGCGGCCGGGCAAAGCGGTACCACGCTCCAGGCCGTGGAGGGGGGATTGCTGCGCCTCAGTAAAGCCATGGCTGCGGCGGGATCCATAGACCTAGGAGGCAGAACCAAAAAGGAGATCGACGAGCTGGTGAAGGCCGTCGAGGATGGAGAAAGGAGACAGACACAGGCCATCGAACGCGAGGCGGATCGCCGACTGGCTGCGGTTGATCGCGAGACAGACGGCCGCCTCCGCGCAATTAACAAGCGATACAGACAAGAGGAGCAAAAACTTCGTGATTCACTAGAGGACCAGGCGGCCATAGGGGAAAGCCAGGCGGCAAAGGACGAAAGGATGCGCCAGAGGCAACAACGCGACGCGCTAAACAGCCAACTCGATGCGCTAGATGAGCGCAAGCAAGCTGAGATTGATGCCGTTCGATCCTCGGCAGACGAGCAAAAAACCATTATCAAGGACGGGGCAAAGTTCCAAGTCGACACGATCAAGGCAGCCAGTGCCGAGTCCGTCAAGGCTCTGAAGGTCGACCCAGGGGAGACAGCCATCGGCCAGGAGCTTGAGGACCTAGGGCTGAGCGGCAAGGGGGCGTCTGAGGCCTTCCGGCAGCTGGGCGTCGCCGTGCGGAATCAGGACGGCACCCTGCGCAGCTCCAGCGACGTGATGCTTGAGATCGCCGATAGGTTCAAGGCCATGCCAGACGGGGCCGGGAAATCGGCCCTTGCCATGAAGCTGTTCGGCAAGGCCGGAGCCGAGCTCATCCCCATGCTGAACATGGGCGGTGGCGCTATCGACCGGCTGACCGTCAAGATGACGAAGGAGTTCGCCGCCAAGGCCGACGAATACAGCGACAAGATGGTGGCACTGGGCGGAAAGATCGGCGCGGTGGGGGCTGACATTGCCATCGCCCTGCTGCCGGCGATCACCGCCATCACCGAGGCCCTAGTGGGGTTCTTTGACTGGCTGAACAAGCAAGATCCGATCATCAAAAACCTGATCGGCACATTGGGCCTGGTGGCGATTGCCTTCACCGCCCTGGCGCCAGCCATCACCGCGCTGGTGGCGATCGGTGGGCCGTTGATCGGATTCCTGGCTGGAGGTGCTGGCATCGCTGGCGCGCTGGCCACGGTCGCCGGGTGGTTGGGCGCAACCAGCACAGCACTGGCGACCCTGGCTGGCTGGCTTGGCGCCGTGGTGCCATTCTTCACCGGCCTGGCCACCGCCGTGGCCGCGTTCATCACCTGGCCGGTGGTGCTGGTGGCCGCCCTGGTGGCGGCTGGCGTCGCGATCTTCGTGTTCCGCGATCAGATCGGCGCGTTCTTCAACAGCCTCGGCGAGCTGGTGCAGACCCTGCTCCAGACGATCTGGGATCTGGGCGAGCCCATCCGAGCGTTCTGGGTTGACCTGTGGAACGGCGTCATGGATGCGACCGCTCCCTTCTTCGAGTGGCTGATGGAAACAGCGGGCGCGGCCTTCGAGTGGCTGCTCGACACCTTCTACAAGGTGTTCGTCGAGCCCTATGTCAAGGCGTGGGAGGGCCTGGAGGCTGTCGGCGGGGTTTTGATCCAGGGCCTGCAGAAGGGCTGGGCATCGTTCAGCGATTGGATCGGCGGGATCTTCCGCGCCATCGGCGACACGTTCAGGCGGTTTGTGGTCGACCCGCTCACCAAGGCCTGGGTGTTCATCGTCGACACCGGCAAGGCCGCCCTGCGGGGCCTGCTGGGCTTTGCGGTGGACATCGTGAACGGCGTGATCAAGGTGATCAACGGCCTGATTGACGCGCTGAACCGGGTCCGGTCCGCCGTGGGGCTCAGCACCCTGAACAAGCTCGGCCTGCTGAGCGTGCCGAAGTTCGCAGAAGGCGGATTCGTGACCGGCCCCACCCTGGCGATGGTGGGAGACAACCCCGGCGGGCGGGAGTACGTGATCCCCGAGGGGAAGGCTGCAGGGTTCGCCGCCAACTACCTGGCCGGTGCCCGGGGGGCGGCCGCCATCCCTCCCACCAGCGGCGGGGCTTCTGCCGCCGGCGGCCCTGGCGGCCCTGTGACTGTGAACCTCAGCACCGGGCCGATCATGCAGACGGCCGACGGCCAGCGCAGCGTGAGCCTCGAGGAGGTGGAGCGCCTGGTGCGCGACGGCGTGGGCCAGACGATCCGTCAGCTGCGCACCCCCGCCGGCCGCTACGCCATGGGGGTGCGTTGAGATGGCACGCGGCCAGAGCCAGTTCCTGCGGATCTTTGACGGAGCCACCACCTACCAGCGGTGGCAGAACCACTACATCCAGCAGAGCGTGGCCTGGGATGGGGCGACATGGAACTGGCTGCCGTTCGACGTGGAGGGGTTCAGCGAGGGCCAGACCGGCGACGAGGGCGGAATGACCGTGACCCTGCCAGGGACGGCCCTCGTGATCGGTCAGGTCGAGGCGGCCCTGCGCGATGCGCGGCTGGTTGAGCTGACGATGTACGAGTTCGACGTGCTCGACGACGGCGCGACCGCTGCCCCGCTGAACGGCCAGGACTTGATCGCCAGCTATGTGGGCGAGGTGGTGGGCGCCGGCGGTGCGTTTGAGTCGCTCCGCCTGGAGCTGGGCAGCAGCCTGGCACCGGTGGGCGCCCAGGTGCCGCCGCGCACGTTCACCACCCGCCTGATCGGCGCACCCTGCAAACTCTGATGACAGGCATCATCGGATCGGATCCGTTCGAGCTGCTGGCCTACCAGCAGGGGCAGATCGGCACGCCCCTGGAGGCTGGCGCAGCCGACGGTGCCGACAACCTCGACACGGCGCAGCGGGGGCTCACCATCGGCGAGCCGATCCCGGTCGTGTTCTGCCGGCGGGAAGGACTGATCGGGGGGGTGCTCATCAGCCCCGGCGCCAGTGAGGCCCGATTCACGAACAGCAGCATTAACGCCGTCACGGCGTCCTACCGGCTGGTGCTGAGCGAAGGCGAGCTCGACGGGATCGAGGTTCGCGACGTCTTCCAGCGCAGCTGCCGTGTGGGCAGCCACAGCCAGGCCTACGACCGCGCCGCCGGCGACTGGCTGCCGGGTAACTACATCGTGACGCGAGCGGGTTACGAAAAGCCGGAGTGCCCTTACTACTGCGGCACGAGCGGCAGCTACAAAGGCCTGACGACGGCATCGTTCCAGGTGACGGTGCCGGATGGATTCGACTACTGGAACCGCCAGGTGCACTTCTTCATCCGCGGCGGAATGCACGTGACCCGCCTGGTGGATAACGTCGAGGGGCCCAGCAGCAACGTGGTGGACCTGATCCGCTGGTTGATCCTGAACACCAGCAGGGTGCCTGCCGCGCTGCTCGACACACCGGCCCTGGTGGCGGCGGCGCAATTCACCGACGCGATGGGATTCAGGTTCGACGGGGTGCTGCAGGAGTCGAGCAACCTCGAGGACTTCATCGCCAACAGCGCGCGCTATTTCCTGCTGGCCAAGAGCAAGCGCGGCGGCAAGCTGGGCCTTCGCCCATTGCTGCCGGTGGATGATGACGATCTGGTGAGCACCGACCCGGTGACGCCCGCGTGGGTGTTCGACGAAAGCCGCATCATCCCCAGCAGCTTCGAGATCACTTATGTGCCGCTGGCGGATCGGAAACCGTTCTGCGCCCTGATGCTCTGGCGGCAGCAACCCGAGGACGACATCGGCCTGGTGCGCGCCACGGAGGTGCGCTACACCGGCACCGTACCGGACGGCCCATTTGAGCAGCACGATCTATCAGCGTTCTGCACAGCAGAGCAGCACGCGGTAAGGGTTGGGGCCTACATCCTGGCGCGCCGGCGCTACGTGACTCACACGCTGCGGGTGAGGCTGCGGCCGGCTGAGTTCAACCAGGCCATCGCGAAGGGCGACATCGTGCAGGTGCAGATGACGCGGGCGGCTTCTTCATCTGTCTTTGGGACCCATTCGCACTACTACGAAGTCGACCGGATCGGCAAGGCGCGTAACGGCGAGGTGTCGCTCGACCTGACCCACTTTCCGGTGGATGCTGACGGCCGCAGCCTGGTGGCCCAGGACGTGATGAGCGCCGTTGCGGGGGGCGTGCTGCTGCCCACCGGCAGGGCACCCGAGACCATTACTTGTGACGTGAACGACCCGGAAGACCCCGAGGTGCCGCCTGACCCCGGGCCGCCTGAATTCCCCGATCCCGAGTTTCCCGGCCCCGGCGAGCCTGGCGGGCCGTCGGATCCTGGCGGCCCTGATGGCCCTGGCGCGCCTGGCGTGCCGCCCCTTCCGGGAACGCCGCCCTACCTGCCCAAGCCGCCCGAGACGTTTGAGCCGCCAGGCGGTGGGATCGGCGGCGGCGGTGGGATCGGCGGTGGTGGTGAAGAACCGCCAGGCCCAGGCGAGGAACCTCCCGAAGATCCGCTCGACCCACAGGAGCCATACGATCCAACAGTCCCGCCGCCAGGGATCCCGCCCGGCGGCAGCGTTCCCCCGGGGTGGCTGGACAAGCTCAACGACAAGATCGCGAACGCGCCACCGGGCGAGTTGGTCACTGTCGATTGGAGCGGGTGGGAACCGTCGAGCACCTGGGGGGTCAGCTTTAAGCTCTTGGGGCCGAGTTTCACAATCACCAGCCCTTCGACTGGCGGCGGCGGCGGCCCCACTGGTGGCACCACGACCTATTCAGTGTCGAATGTAAAGACCACAACCATGATGAGAGGCTATCTGTCGGGCAAGGAGATCTTCCTTGTTTACGCAGCAGTCACCAAGGGGGACGGATCGACAGAGGTGATCTACGGCAACCCGGAGGCCGACACCACGCTGGTGGGAGATGCCCAGTTAGTTGGTGCTTCTTTCTTCGGTACCGGAGTTTTTTCTATCGGCACCAGGCAGACATAGCCCATGGCCACCTTCCCCGACCTTCCGCCCACCGGCCGCACCTTCACGCAAGGGATCTACCCCCACACGCGCCATGGGGTCTACAGCGGCCGCGAGGTGCGGGTGCGGCACAGCAACACCAGCGTGGGGAACCGCCTCCGGCTGGCGTTCGGGATGGTCTCGACCGCCGAGATGCTCAGCGTTCGGGACCACTACGCCGGGCAGCTGGGAGGCGTGCTGGCGTTCGAGATCCCCGACGACCTGCTGGCGGGGGTAAACACCCCGGCCGACTTCACGCCTGCCGGCCACCGCTGGCTGTACGTGGGGTCACCGCGCGTGACAGACGTCCCCCTGGACGAAAGCACGCCCACCCTGCGGCACATGCTCGAGGTGGAGCTCCAGTCGCTGCCGGCGGAAGGGACCATCGTCTCTGGCGGCCGGCTGCAGGTGGCGATCAGCTGGAGGCCGGGCTACGCACCAAGGCCGCTGGCTCTTGGCGTCGCCATCAGCTGGGCTCCTGGAGCTGCCTACGCCCTGGTGCCTGGGGTGTCCGAGACGGTCACCAGCAGCTGGGCAGCAGGCTTTGCACCACGGCCCGTGGCGCTCAATGTCACAGCCACCTGGGCGCCAGGGGGTGTGGGTGCCCCGGGCTTCGCGCTCACGGCGGCGGCCAGCTTCACAGGTGGGGCGGGCTCCGACGGTGGCGCCGCGCCAGCCTTCGAGGCGACATTCATCCGGCCGGTCTACGCCTTCGATCTGCTCTACCTGTGGGATGGCGAGGACTGGTGACGACTGGCCTTCTCAGCCTCCGTAGACTGAGGGTCTAGCAGTGCGCGCCGGGGCCTGTGGCCAGCCTGATCTACAACTCATTTTGGAACGATCTTGGGAAGGGGAACATCAACCCCGACACGGATACGATCAAGGTGATGCTCGTTACGAGCGCATACACCGAGAACAAGGACAGCCACGCGAAGCGCAGCGACATCACGAACGAAATCACCGCGACGGGCTACACAGCCGGCGGCGCCACATGTTCGGTGGTGGTGGCGACTGACAACGCGACAGACCGCACGACCTACACCTTCCAGAGCGTCAACTGGACAGGCTTCACCGGCACCAGCCGCAAGGCCGTCTACTACAAGGCGCGCGGCGGTGCCTCAAGCGCTGACGAGATCATCGCGATCAGCGACTTTGGAGCGGACGTCACCATCTCCGGGGCGACCATGGTCGTGGCTGATTCCGTGATCCAGGTTCAGAACTGAGCCGGTGGCGGACTTCCCCGAGCTGGAACCCACCGGGCGCTCCTATGACTTTGGCGCCTATGCCATGTCGGAAACCAGCGCCTATGGGGGCGGCGCGATGCGGTTCAGCCACAGCAGCACCGCCGTAGGTTTCAACCTGGCCTTGATCTATGTCGACCTGGGCGAGGACGATCTCGACCTGATCCGCGACCACTACCGCGACCGCCAGGGCGGCTACCTGTCGTTCCTGCTGCCGGCGATCATCTGGCTGGGCCACTCCGATGATGAGTTCCTGGCGCCGGCCACAGATCGGTGGATCTATGCCGCGCCGCCGGAGGAAGGCAAAGCCAGGCCCGGCGGCTTTCAGGACGTGACCGTGGCCCTGCGTCACGTGGGGCCTGAGGTGGGCGCCCTCTATGGCTGAGGCTTCTGCCTCTCCGTAGACTCAGGAGCAACAGGGCCGCCACGCTGCAGGATGCCGGAGCCAAGCCACGCCGACATCCTGGTGCAGATCGGCGAACTGAAAGGACAGGTCCAGACGCTGATCACGCTTGTGGGCCAGAAACGCGAGGATCTGAATCAGGCGTTCTCGCGGATCGGCGAGCTCGAGCAGCACAGCGCGCCCCGCGCTGACCTGCAGGCCGTCGAGGGCCGGATCCGGATCCTCGAGTCAAGAGTGGCGCAGGGCGTCGCGTTGTGCCTGGTGGTGTCGTTCGCCATGCCCATGGCGCTGCCGTACCTGAAGCATGAAATCCGCGACGGCCGTGCCGTGGCGCTGACCAGATGACCGGCGCGCGGCTGCTGGGAGGGGTGCTGGTGTTCGCAGGCCTGGCCCTGCTGGGGTCCGCCGCCGTCGCCACCTTCGACTGGGGCCTGTGCGTGGCCGGTGGTGGCGGCCAGGGCTGCCGGCAGTCGAAATCAGACGCCCTGCAGGCCTGGAGCGGTGCCGCCACCACCGCGCTGGGCATCGCCATCCAACAACGGAACCCATGAAGCTCTCCAACCTCCAACCGCTGGTGCTGCGCCTGGCGCGTGCCCTGCTGGTGCGCAGCCTGAGGCCCGCCATTCGCCGCCAGCTGGCGGCGGTGTTCGCTGAGGCCGATGCCACGGTGCCCCAGGCCCTGGCGGCCAGCGCGGCGCCGATCGTGATCGAGGGCCTGCTGGTGGGCGCCATCCGCAAGGCCACCGGCGTGCAGCCGACCCTGGCCGAGGCCGAGGTGATCGGCGCGCTGTTCGACGTGATGGCGGCTGCTGTGCCGCTCAACCGCCGATGACCTTCGCCAGCGTGCGCGCCGCAGCGCAAGAGGCCGCGAAGCGGGGCGGCCTGACACCCCACCAGCTGGCGGCCCTGCAGGCCCTCGACGAGGCCCTGACCGATCAGCAGCGCCAGCAGTTCACCGACGCCTGGCGCGCGCAGGGGAGCCCGGCTGCAGCGCCGAACCCCTTCGCTGCAGTGCGGCCGCTGCTCGACCTGATCGCCGAGGGCGAAGGGAACTACAGCAGCGTCAACCGCGGCCGGGCTGGTGACACGCCCGCCGGCTGGCCCGGCCTCGAGCAGCTCACCATCGGCCAGGTGCAGCAGCTCCAGCGCGACGGCACCCTGTTCGCCGTGGGCCGGTATCAGTTCATCCCCGAAACGCTGCGGCTGGCGGTGGCCGCGGCCGGCTTCACGTCGGCGGATCTGTTCAACGCCGCGGCCCAGGACTGGCTGGCGGTGGCCCTGCTGCTGGGCGGCAAGCGCCCAACCCTGCGCGACTACCTGCAGGGGCGTGACGTGAGCCTCGAGGCCGCGCAGCTCGACCTGGCGAAGGAGTGGGCGTCAATCCCCCAGGCGAACGGCCGCGGGGTCTACGACGGCGACGCTGCAGGGAACCGCGCCACCGCGAAGGTGGGCCGCGTTCAGTCCGCCCTGAAGGCCGCCCGCGCCGGACTGGCCGGCCAGGCCCTGCCCCAGCTGCGGCTGCCGGCCCAGCAGGATCTACCGGCCCAGCCGGTAGCGGTGGCGAAGTTCACCCCGGCCGCGCCGTTCAGTTTCAAGGTCACGCCGCACATCACCTACGGGGAGCTGGCCCTGGGTGAGGACGCGCGGCGGGTCCAGCACCAGCACCAGTGCGACACGGCCCTGGAGCTCTGCCAGTTCGCAGAGAAAGCCCGCGCTGCGTTCGGCGGAAAGCCGGTGATCATCACCAGTGCCTACCGGCCGCCGGCCGTGAACAAGGCCGTGGGCGGCTTCAGCAAGTCAGAGCACCTGTACGACGCGCCCGGGGTCGGGGCGATCGACTTCTACCTCGAGGGCGTGCCGGTGCTGGAGCTGCAGCAGTGGGCGGACCGGGCCTGGTCCTACTCCCTGGGCTATGGCGCCCCGAAGGGATTCATCCACGTGGGCAAGCGCCGGGGTGCACCGCGTGTGCGGTGGGATTACTGAGCCCCCAGCACCGGCGCCGGCCCGTCGTACCCCGCCGCGGTGGCGAGGCAGTGCCAGCGCAGCTGGGCCTGGTGAAGCTGCTGGTGCCGGCTGGTGATCCCCTGGCCTGAAACCTCGAACAGGGGCCGCCCGTCGACGATGACGACCTGAATCGTGGGAGCGTCCACCATGAACTGGCGCCTCAGTCTCAGCAGACCCAGACTGGCCGGATCATCGCCGGGTTGCCATGGGCTGGGGTCAGTGGATGGTGCCGCAGCTCTCGGACGCTGAGGATCTGGAGCTGCGCCGCGCAGAACTCAGCCTGGAGGATGCCGCCACCAGCGAACCGCACGCCCTGGCGGCCCTGGCGGCCAGCCTGCTGCGGCAGAACTCGATGCAGCGGCTGATCATCGAGCAGGCCGCGGCGCGGATCATGGCGCTGGAGCTGGAGCAGGAGCTGGCCCAGCGGCCGAAGCGCAGGCCGGCGCGGCCGTGGTGGGCGATCAGCTGGCCTCGGCTGTGGTGATTCCCTCTCGGCCTGCGTAGGCTGAAGGCGCTTCACCATGGAGCGAACGAGGGAACCCATGGCCCCCGGAGTAGAACCCGGGGGCTTTCTCTTGGCCAGCCGTCACGCCACCAGCAACCGGCGCACGGTGGAGCGGCTGCAGCCGAGCCGATCGGCGATGGCCTGCTGGGTGAGGCCGTCACGGCGCCAGCGGCGCGCCCGCTGCTGGCGGTTCTCCATGGCCCAGGCCAGGACGATCAGCGGGAGCAGCAGCAGGGCAACGGCCCAGGCGGCAATGCAGGTGATGGACATGATTCCCTCCGGCCAGTGCCGGGCGATGGTGGGGCGGTGTTTCGGGGGCGGCTGCGCCTGGCTCCCCTCGACCCCACCACCATAGGTCAGTCCTGCTGCTTTGCAAACAGTCCGTTCAGGAACGGCCTAACCTCAATCCAGCAGATCAGACCCAGTGCTGGCCGTTCCCTACTCCCGCATCAGCTCCACCGCCCAGGTGGCCGGCCTCGGCCTCGACCGCCAGGCGGCCGCCCCCCAGTCCTACTGCGCTGCCCGGGGCTGGGAGTTGTGGGATGGGCCCGGCTACAGCGACGCGGGGCGTTCGGCGTTCGACGGCAGCAACCTCGAGGCGGCCCTCGGCCGATTCCTCGCCGACCTCAGATCCGGCCGCTTCGGGCCCGGGCCCATCGCCCTGCTGGTGGAGGACCTCGACCGGTTCTCCCGGTCGTTCCCCCTGGCGGTGCTGCCGGTGCTGGTCGACGACATCTTGAACGCGGGCGTCACGATCAGCGTGATGGCCAAGGGCCGCGACATCAGCAGGGCGAGCATCCGCGAGAACGCGATGGAGCTCCACGAGCTGCTGTTCTGGCTCGGCTCCGCCCACGAGTTCAGCGCCCGGCTCTCCCGCCGTCTTTCGCACGTCCACAGCGTGAAGCGCGAACGGATCCGCGCCGGCACGGCCACCGCCCCGGGCAGCGCACCCTGCTGGATCAGCCTGGTCGGCGGAGCCTGGCAGCTGAACGACTATGCCCCGACCGTGCGCCGGGTGCTGGAGCTACTGCGCGAGCACGGGGCGAACACCGTCGCCAAGATCCTCAACGGCGAGGGCGTGCCACCTCCCAGCGCCATCCGCCAGCAGCGGGCCGGTTCCACCGCCACCCCCAAGCGGTGGACGGGATCGAGCGTGCTCAATCTGATCAACCAGCCCGCCATCCACGGCGCGCGCCAGATCCTGGCGCCCGGCTACCGCGACGAGGTGCGCAGCTGGAAGGAGGCCCGGGCCCTTGCACGCCGCCAGGGCCTGCCCGCCGCCGACATGCCGCCCCACCCCCGCCGGCAGTACGAGCCGCCCCAGCTCGGCTACTACCCCGCCCTGCTCAGCCAGGCCGAGCATGAGGCCCTGCTGCTGGCCCTGCAGGGGCGCCGGCAGCAGCACCTGGGCCGCGGCGACCTGGTGCGCTGGATCGGCGCCAGCCTCACCCACTGCACCTGCGGCGCACCGATCGGCGCCACCGGCGGGCCCCGGGCCAACGGCCAGCAGGCCCGCTACCTGCGCTGCCACTCGCGCTACCGGGGCGGCGGGTGCCTGCAGCCGTTCGTGCCGCTGCCCCTCGCCCAGGCCGCCCTGCTGACGCGCCTGAGCGCCGCCGACTATCTGGCGCTGCTCCAGGCCCAGGGCGGTGCCAGCCGCGCCGCTGCGCACCAGCAGGCCCTCGCCGATCGTGACGCCGCCCGCCAGCAGGTGGAGCAGGCCCTGGCCGTGATCGCCGCCGGCGAGGCCGCCATGGCCGAGACCACTGAGGCCGCGGTGCTGGTGGTGCTGGCACGCCGCCAGGCCGCGGCGGCTGAGCAGCTGGAGCAGGCGCAGCAGCAGCTGGCCCAGGCCACCGCCACGCTGCAGCGGGAGCAGGGCGATCAGTCGCTGGCGGAGCTGGGCGCTGCGGCTCAGCAGACGATCCGCCAGCTGCTCGCCAGCTTCGCCGCCGGTACCGACACGGTGGAGGATCGCCGGCTGGTGGCGGCCCACCTGCGCCGGCTGGGCCTGCGCATCACGATCGACGGCAGCGGCCGGCAGATGGGGCTGGCCCTGGGCGATGGCCCCGCCGACTGGCAGCCGCTCGACACTGAGCTGGCCACTGCTGCACTGAGGGCAGGAGCAACCGGCGCCACGTTCTACGCAGGCGACGAGCAGGGCCTGGGGGCCGGGGCGGAGTGGCCGGCGTGACCGTATGCGCAATCTGCAAAAAATACGGGAAACACCCCGCACAGGTCTTGTCCTAAGTCTTAGGTTGGGGCTCAGGCGGTCCCGCAAGACCCCTAACTCTCCCCATGGCTCCGTTCGACCGCTACCGACCCGAAAGCGTCACCCAGCAACTGGCGGCCGCAGCCGCGGCCTTCGGGTCCGGCCTGCGCCGCTGGCGCATCAGCAACGGATGGAGCCAGAACACGCCCCAGGACTGGGGCCGCGCGATCAACGTCGCGCACGTGTTCAACAGCCAGTGGAGCCAGCTTGAAAACGCTCGATTGCGAGGCCCCGAGCCGAAGCTGTTTGTTGCGCTGGGGATCATGAACGAGCTCCTGGCGGCCGAGAACTACGGGCCGATTCAGGACCGCAAGCTGCGGGAGGTGGTGAGCCGTGGGCGCCCCGTTCTCCACGATGACGGCCACCCCTGGGATGCCGGCGATTTCTCCGCCGCCTTCTACGGCCTGCAGGCCTGGCCCCAGTTCGCCCAGCCGCGCCCGGCGATCAGCGACAGCGAGGCGGCCACGATCAGCGGCCAGGTCCGGGACCGTTTCCGCAGCGCCTGCGAAGACGCCAAGCGGCGCCCGGGCCCCGCGATCCGTGAGCTGCTCGAGGTGGTGCCAGCCGAGGACCAGGGCCGCATGGAGGATGTCCTCCTGGGCGACAACTACAGCGGCACCGAGCTGAGCGACCTGCGCGACGACGACGGCCAGGCGCTGCCCCTGGAGTGGCTTGAGGAGTGGCAGAAGCGGGCCCAGCCGAAGACCCGCCCCGCTGGGGGGGGGGGGGGGGGGTGACGGCCACACTCTCAACTGTCACAGTCTGACCTAGGTTCTTTGCCTAAGGATTCGCAGAGCCTTAGGATTCCAGAGCGGGCCGCAGGTGCCCGCCTGAATCCCGATGACAGACGAGCAAGCGAACTGGTCACTCGCCGCCCTGGATCAACGCCAGGCGGCCCTCTACTCAGCCCTTGCCCAGTACCAGCACGCTGCAGCCGGCGAGGCCCTGGTGCACCCGGGCTCCTTTGGCCTGGCGATCTACCACCAGCTGGAGCAGCACGGCGGCGCCACGTACCTGCGGGCCGTGCTGGCCCACAGCGAAGGCGGCAGCGTCGACAGCGGCCCGGCCCGCATTGACGGCGGCGACCTGGCTCTTTTCCCCGAGGCGCTGACCTCCTTCGTGCTGGGCGTTCGCGCGCCCGTTCTCTCTGCGCCTCAGCAGTCGCAGCAGGATCCCGAGCCGGCCTGCCCCATGCCCGCGCCGGTGGAAATCACCGATGCCCCGGCGCCTGAGCCGGCCTGCCCCATGCCCGCGCCAGCGGTGCCGGCTGAGCCCCCCGCCCCGGCGGTGGAGCCAGAGCAGCAGCCCGAACCCGAGGAGGTGGAGGAGGTGCTCAGCGACCTCGACGAGATCAACGCCCGCACGCCCGACGCGCTCAAAGCGATCCTCACGGCCTACAAGGCCGCCCACCCCCTGGGCCGGACCCCGTTCGTGAAGTCCCTGACGACCCGCGCACGCCTGGCCACCATCCGCCAGCTGATTGCGGAGAACCAGCCATGAGCACCACGACCTGGGCCCTGCGCCACGATTGCGGCTGGTGGCTGGCCCTCGACCCCGAGGAGCCCGGCGGTATCGGCTGGCGGGCCAGCGCGACCGAGGCGATCCTGGCTCGCGATCCGCTGCTGTTCGCCGCCCGCTGCCGCCAGGCCCTCGACACGGCCATCCGCGGCCGCTGCCAGCTGGTGGAGGTGCAGGCGTGAGCCGTCGGGGTCCCAGGCGCATCACAAGCCCCGGCAACGGCCACACCACTGTCGGGGTTCATGTCTGGGCCGATACCGCCCAGGCCCTCGCGGCCTTCGCTGCTGAACGCGGCCTCTACCTCTCAGGAGCCGCACACATCCTCCTGCGGCAGGCGCTGGGCCTGCCTCCCATTTCCAACGACACCGAGAACTGACCCATGGCAATCGAACTGCAGGACAACGCACGCCCCAGCGCCCCGGTGCTGCGCAACCAACGGATCGGCGAGCTGGCACAGCTGGCGATCGTGCGCACGGAACAGCGCGACCGGCTGATGAAGAACAGCGCCAGCGGCCTGCTGGAGAAGATGCCGTCCGGCACCCGCGCCGATGGCAGCATCAAGTACAAGCAGGAGCTGGTGGTGCATTGCATCGCCCTGCCTGGCACCACGATGCAGACCAAGCAGGGCGAGGAGTTCGTCACTCCAGCCCCCGGTGATCGGGTTCGCCTGATCTTGAAAGGCCTGGCCTTCGGCCGGTGGATCGACGCCCGCAAGACCCACCGCGGCGGCAAGCTCAACGTCGGCGACTTGATCGTCACCGGCACCGATCAGGCGCAATGCTACGACCAGAACGGCAAGCCGAAGGGCGAAGCCATCCGAACCCAGGCCGAGGTGGACAAGGTTTCCCGCAATGTGACGGTCGGCTTCTATGGCCCCATCGAGCTGGCAGAGGCGACGGACCCGGCCTGGGTCGACGCAGCCGAGCAGGCCTTCCTGGCTGATCAGCGCGCCGAGCAGGCCGCCAAGGCCATCCCCGCCGACAGTGGCGCCGGCCGCAGCTGGATGGACGAGGAGGTGGCGTTCTGATGAGCAACCACAAGGCAGACCCCCGCGACTGGGAGGAGATTCAACTGGCGGCCGGCCACAATGGCACGATTGCCAACTGCCTGCTGGAGCTCCGCCACCGGGTCGAAGCCCTCGAGGCCCAGTCCCAGCCCTCGGCCCCGCAACCCACCACCCCACCCAAGGGCCTGGTGGATCAGGTGCGCCTGGCGATCGAAACCAGCAGCATCGAGCAGGAACCCCGGGCCGCCATCCTTGCCGTGGCCAAATGGCTGGGCGACCGCGGCCGCGGTGGATCAGCGTTCGAGCTGGAGCAGGAGGCCGGCCAATGACCAGCCTCCCCCCGCTGCCCCGCGTGGTGGCCATCAACCGCCGCCGCGCCATCCCCGTCGACCCCGCAGACCTCCGCAAGCTCCACAGGATGCTGCTGGCCAACATCGGACTGGGAGTGGTGAACTTGGCGATCAGCCTCTGGTGGCGCTGATCACCCCACCACCGGCCCAGGGATAACGACCCCCGAATCCTCCACATCAGCCGCGGCCAGCGCCTCAAACAGCTGGTCGCGGCTTCTCTCTGTCAGCAGACGCAGAGGGCACACCAACACGGAATCAGGGCCGGCGGTCCAGTCGTCACGCTCACACCCCCGCTCCCACAACTCCACGCCCTGGGCCCCGGGCAGCGCCGCCCACAACACCACCAGCTCAACGCCCAGTCGGTGGAGCAGCAGCCGCGAACGGCGCCACCGCACCGGCACGGTCGACGCGCCCCACCGCTGGCCCAGGACGATCCGGTGCGGGCTGGCCGCCATCGCCTCCAACACCCTGGCCACGGCCGCTGCGGTGCAGCGCCGCAGCTCAGCGTCTGAGGAGCTCACGCACCCTCGCACCGGTGGTCTCAACCCCGAACTGCGCCATCAGCAGACACGCCAGGGTGTGGGGGTGCGCGCCCGGGTGTTCCCAGCGAAGCTCCATCAGCAGGGCCTGGATGTGGGTCATCTCACCCCGCACCGGGCCCCATGGAGCTGCAGCACCTCCTCGCCCCACTTGTTTGCCAACGCTGCTGATTCATCCGCCGGCGCCTGGCCCACGGCACGCATCCGGGCGGCCTGGCGGATCAGTTCACAGCCCTTATCGGGGCGCTCGTTGAGCATCGATCCACCGGCAACCGCATAGGTGCCCCAGGACATCGGAGCTCCACTGGCCGCGGCGGGCGCAGGGGCTGGTGCTGCTGGCGCTGCAGCAGGCGGGGCCGTCGCCGTGGGGCTGGCCGGCACAGCCGGGGCCGTCGGCGCCGTTGCCTGCGGCCCTCCACCGCAACCAGTGAGCAGCAGGGCCAGGGCGATCACAGTCGTTCTCATGGGGGGCACAGCAAAGGGATGGGATCCCCTGGTGGTAGCGAGGGTGGGGGGTAGTTGGTCAGGCGGCTGCAGATCCCAGGCCTGAGCCCCGCTTGCTTCGCCTCATGCCCGATCCGGTGACTTGGCCATCGTGAATCAGAACGTCAGCAGTGAGGATCATCGTTGCCTGAATCGTGGCCGGATTGATGAACAGCTCGCCCAGGCCCAGGCTGCCGAGCACCCTGATGGTTTTGTAGTACTCACGGTCGATCGCCTCTCCATTGCCATCCCAGCCCGCGCCGTGTTGAAAGCCAGGGCACAGGAAGACCGGCAGCCGCCCATAGCCATCCCAGACCGTCTGGCGGTAGTCGATCGCTTGCTTGATGTGGTCTCCAAGATCCCGCGTGCAACCCCGGCATGGATGCTTGAATTCGACTGCTACCGGGCCAAGCGCAAAGCGGCTTGTGAATTTTGGCTCGAGCACCATGTCAACCCGAAGCCTCTTGGTCTGTCCGGTAGCGATGTCGTGCAGCGTGCCCCAGCACTCCTGGCGCGGGATGAAAAGCCGGCCCAAAGCCTGCAGCGCGCAATCCTTCAACTCCTGTTCGCCGCCTCCCTGTTTCTTCCAAAGGTGGACAGAATCGCGCCAATGCCCCCAGTCCCCGTAATGGTGAGACGCTGAGGCTGTCACGTCATAACGGCGGGATGTTCCGTCGCGAAGCAGCTCAATCGGCATGGGTTCAACGCGAATGGCAACCCCCACGCCCGGCATGGGCCCGGCGATGATGTGACCGTCAGCAGTGGAGGCGTTCTCTGCTGGCGGGGGATCCGTTGGCGGCCTGCGCTCCCACGCGGGCCGGATCCCTGCGCATCATCCTAGCCCTACTAACCCGTAGACAACCGACCTACCATGCGTGGGCTCTCTACGGTTCCGCATGGAACTCAGCGACCCCTTCCGCATCCGCCTGGCCGTCGAGCACATCGAGTACCTCGACAGCCGCAGAGGCGGCCACATCACCACCAGGGCACAGGCCCTCCGCGACGTTCTCAGCGAGGCCATGCGTCGTGATCGCCGTCGCCAACAGGCCGCACAACGCCGCAACCGGGCCCATGAAGCGGCCTGATCCCCTCGCCGCCCAGCGCCAGCGGCTCTACGACCAGATCATCCGCGAGGAGGACGTGCCCGCACTGCTCGGTGGCCTCTCCGTCGACGACTACATCGCCCAGCGCGACGCCCTCAACCGCTCCGCCACAGAGGCCGACGCCGCATGACACCAGCCCCCGCCCCAGGGGTGCTGCTGGACGCCTCCGCCATCGCAGAACACCTGCGCCTGCTCGGCAAGGATCCCGCCGCAACCCGTTTCCGCGCCTTCGCCCACAAGGACAACCCCCACAAGGTCGACATCGGCGCCCGCAAGCGCCAAGGCCTCGACATCGCCATCCTCACGCGCTGGCAGCGCGAGGGCCGCGGCATCTACATCGTCATCAACGACGGTGGCGACTCGAAAGGATCCATCACCGCCTGCCGCGCGTTCTGGGTCGAGTGGGACGACCGGCCCACCGCCTGGCAGCTCAACGCATGGAAGGAGCTTGGCCTGCCTGAGCCCACCTTCATCGTCGCCACCGGCGGCCGCTCCCTCCACCTGTACTGGGTGCTCGCCGAACCGATCGCCCCAGACATCTGGGCGCCGGTGCAGGCCGCCCTGCTGGCCCACGCTGGTGCTGATCAGTCCGTGAAGGATCCCAGCAGGGTGCTGCGCCTGGCCGGATCCGCCTACATCGGCCCCGACAGCCTCCCGCAGGAGCGCGTCGCCATCGTTCGCTCCGCTGGTGCCACCTACACCGTCGACACCATCGCCGCGGCCCTCGCTGCTGCGACTGCGGAGCCTGAGCTCCCACCGGCACCATCACCACGCCAGGGCATCCCCCTCGACGACGGGCCCACCGCCGGCTTCACGCCCCACGACCTCGCCGAGATCCGCCAGGCCCTGGGCCACATCCCACCACGCACCCCCGGCTCCTACGAGTTCCACCGCAACGTGCTCTGGGGCCTGGTCGCTGCCGTGCAGGAGGTGGGCGGCACCATCGAGCAGGCCATCAACCTGATGGAGGCCCACAGCCCGTCTGCCTCCAACGGCTGGGACGTGGAGCAGGTGGCCCGATCAGGTAACGGCAGCGTCACCGCCGGCACGTTCTGGCACCATGCCCGGGCCCACGGTTTCAAGGGCACGCGCGCCAGCACCACACCCCCCAGCAGCAGCTCCGCCGGCGACGACGACGCTCAACCCGAGGCCGACCCCGAACGACCCAGCCGGCCACCGTCCGAGATCATCGCCGAGCTGTTCGAGACCCTCCTCGACCTCCAGACAGCCACCGGCGACACCTGGGCCAAGGAGCACGCCATCCGCGCCGAGCTCTGGCGCCTCGGCGTGCCCGCCTCTGCCATCGATGAGCGCCTGTACTACGCCCTCGCCAAACGCTGGGACCTGCCCCTTCAGGCCTCTCACGACGGTGGCCGCCGCGGCCGATCCATCGCCGATCCCCTCGACTCCCAAGCCGTCGACCTGATCCCCGGCTTCCTGCTCTGGCAGCGCGATCACGTGCTGTTTGGAGCCGGTGGATCGGGAAAGACCATGGCCGCGGCATCCCTTGCCGTCTGCTGTATCAAGGGGCTCCCATTCCTCGACCAGGAAATCCCGCCATCCACCACCGGCAAGGTCCTATGGATCGGCACCGACGGCGGCGAGGGCGCCCGCGCCATGGTCCGCGAATACCTCGAGGATCTCGGCGTCGCCGATGACCCCGAGGTGGTCGCTGGCCTCAACATCTGGACCGCTGAGGCGTCCCAGGGAATCTCCTCCTGGGCCGCCACGCCCTCAGGACTGCAGGAGCTGAAGGACGAGCTGGAAACCGGCGGCTACGCCTTGGTGGTGATCGACAGCCTCAAGGCCGTGCTGGAGCTCGCCGGCATCAACTTCTCCATCGGCCCCGTCGGCACGCTCATGCGCCTGCTGCAGGCCCTGGTGGGGCGCCACTGCTCACTGCTCTGGCTGCACCACCCAGCCGGGGGCAAGTCCGCCGGCAAGGGCCTCGCCGCCGCCGCCGGCAGCCAGAACATCAACCAGATCCCCTCAGCCGTCCACCAGATCACCCGGCAGACGACGGACCGCGGGCCGCTCAACACCTGGGACGTGCACAAGCTCCGCGGCGCCCCGTCGCGGGAGTTCACCTACCGCCTCGCCGAAGACGGCTTCCAGGTGGTCGACGGGCAGGTGACGAAGAACGTCCGCGCCGCGCTGCTCGACTCCATCGCCCTGCGCGAGGAGCAGGGCATCACCACCGCCACGTCCTACATCCACCAGGAGATGCCCCAGCAGAACGAGAGCACGGTGCGCAACAACCTGACCTGGCTGCGCAAGCGCGGGTTTATTCGGAAGAACGGCCGCCAGTGGCTGCTGACCCATCAGGGCCGCAAGCTGCTGGGCTTCATGCACCAGGGCGTCGACCTCAACCACTGGCTCAAAGGCAACGACGCATGACCGTCCCCCCGTACCTCTCTACCAAAAAAAGAAAGCGGGAATTTTTTCTTGTAAAGGCTTGCGCTGGAATGGATCTGCCGATTCTGAGAGCGGGAATTTCGCGGGAATTTCGCGGGAATCGGGAAACGGCAGGAATTCCCGCCCATGCCCAGATTCCTCACCAGCACCTGAAATCCCGCTGTTTTTCCCGCTGATTTCAGGGCTGTTTTCGTTGCGCTGGAACGGATCTCAGAGATTTTTTCCCGCGTTTGGCCAAATACACAGAGATACCCCCCCCCCGCCGGATGCTCCGCTCCGCCCCCCACCGCTGGCTGGAACCCCTCGACGGCCTGACCCGCGACCCGTCCCACCGCTACCGGCTAGGCGCCCACGTGTTCCCTGCTTCCGTGACCGGGGTGCTCAGCATCCAGAAAGCCCCGATCGCCATGCAGCGGATCGAGGCAACCCGCGCCGACTGGGAACCGCGAGGCGTCAGCGTCCACCGGGCCCTGGAGCTCGCCGCCACGGTGCCCGGCTGGTGCCCTGATCACTGGCCCGCCTGCTGGCGCTGGAGCGAGTGGATCGAGCCCCTGCTGGCCCACCCCCTCTGGCGGGAGGTGTGGATCTGCGCCAGCGAGATGGGGCTCTACTCCCTCGACCTGAACCTGGCCGGCACCTTCGACGGCGCCTTCCTGGCGCCGGGCCCTGGCGGGCGGTGGCGCCGGATCCTGTTCGACCTCAAGACCCAGGGCCGCGCGGACAACAGCGCCTACGACACGCGCCCCCAGCTGGGCGGCTACCTGACCCTCGCCGCAGAGCACGGCATCACCTTTGACGGTGCGGCCACCATCTGGAGCCGCCCAGGACGCACCCAGGTGGCCTCCCATGGCGTCGACGAGTGCCTGACGGCATGGAACGACGCTCTGGCCGCCTACAGGGCCGTGGAGCGCCGCCAGGAGCGTGCGCGTGCTGCTGGGTTCTGCGACTTCGCAGGGGATCCGTTCGCGTTGTAGACAATCCGCCTACGCAGCCGTATTGTCTGCCCGTTGCCACTTCCCTCTGATGCGCCGCCTTCTCACCCACCCGGACGCCCCGGCCTGTTGGTTCTTCTTCGCCATCACCGCCGCCATCGTTTCCCACGCCGGCCGCTGAACCCATGACCGCAACCCCTACGACTCCGCAGACCGACAAGGCTCTGGATCTGCTGCTCGCTGAAATCGTCGCCGCATCCAACGCCCTGGAGCTGGCCGAAGCAAACAAGCGCCGCCTGCTTGATCAGCTCTCCACCTGGCGCGACATGGGCCGCGTCGACGACAAGTTGACCACCGCCAGCGGCTACGCCCTCCAATGGAGCGCCGGCCGCCAGTCCTACGACTACCCCGCCGACGTGGTGGAGCTCGAGGCCCAGCTGCAGGCTGCCCGCGAAGCCGCCGTTGCCACGCGCCGCGCGACACCCAAGCCGGCCAAGCCGTTCTGGATCGTGCGCAAGCCCCGCAAGGCCCAGGAGGCGGAGGCATGACCGCATCCACCGGCCAGCGCCACCGCTGGAGCGCCCCAGAGATTGAGCAGGCCCTCACCCTTGCCGGTGACGTGCCCTGGCCTCTCCTGCCCCTGCTCTACAACCGCTGGGCCAATGCCCACGGCCACCCCCGCCGCACTGAGCCCGCCCTACGCCAGCGGGTCGAGGCCAACGGCGGCGGCCTCACCCCGACAGGAACCTGGCTCACCGCTGGCAGTGTCTCCACGATCCTGGGCCTGCACCCCAATACGGCCCGGGACTGGGCCTGCCGCTGGCCCGACATCCTGCAGCCCTACCAACCCCCGGGCCGGCCGGGATCAGGCCGCCGCGGGTTCGTCTACCTCAAGCGCGATCGAATCCGCGCGTTCGCACGGCAGCACCCCGAGCAGTTCGGCGGCATCGCCGCTGATCGCCTGATGCTGCTGCTGGAGCAGGAGCGCCTAGTGGCCGCGATCCTCGACCGCTACCCCCGCCGCCCCCTCCGGCCGGCCGAACAGACCAAACCCGTTCGCTGCGTCGAAACCGGCGAGGTGTTCCCCTCCCGCATGGCCGCGGCCCGCGCCTGCCACATCACCAGCAGCAGCATCGGCGCCGTCGCCAAAGGCCGCGGCCACACAGCCGCTGGCTACCGCTGGGAGGAGGTGGCGGCATGACGCGTCTCCACGTCCAAGGCGTCTACATCGACCTGCGCTTGGCGTTCCAGCTGCCGGCCCACGTCTCGACCGCCAGCCTCATGGATCGCTGGGCCTGCTCGCAGCCCACCGTCTCCCGCCGCCTCCAGTCCTTGCAGCGCGCAGGCCTCGCCACCGTGAGGCGCAGCGGCCCTCGCGGCCACTACTGGATCGAGCCGGTGCGCTTCCCACAGCTGCGTGCGCTGGAGGCCGTGGCATGACCCCTCTCGACCTGTTCGACTACCTCCTGGAGCGCCGCTACGACGTCCCGGATGGTGTGCTCGTCGACTGCCTGGCCATCGCTCAGCTCAAGCCCCAGCCGAACCGGATTTACAGCTGGCAAACGCTGCTGAACCAGCTGCAGTGCTGCAACCAATCGCACCTGTCTAAGAAGCTCGGCAAACTTCGCAAAGCTGGCCTCGTCGACATCGAAGCCGGCGGTCCCGGCTGCCCGGGTTACGTGATCCGCCGAGTGGGGCCCGAGTGACCGACCCCAACGACCTCGACTCCATGGCCTTCTACCTGCCCCCTCCTGACGTGCTCAAGGCCTCTGCGCCTCAGGAGCGCAAGACCACCGCCCAGCAGCTGATCGAGGCCTCCGAACGGTTCGTGAAGCCGAATGGCGACTTCGACGCTCGCGCCTACCTCGACAGCCTCAACAACCCCCAGCCATGACCACTGCCACCCTCAACCCCGACAGCTGGGAGCGCCACGGCAAGCAGGCCTCCTACACCCTGCCATGGCTCGACACCACCGAGCCCCAGGCGACCGGCGAAGGTCTCACGCGCACAGCAGCACCCGCTGCGCGGCTGTTCCACATGCTGCTCCGCTTCGAGAACGCCAGGCCCATGCGCTGCACCATCCGCGCCCTCAACTGGAAACAGGCCGAGGCATTCGCCCGCAACCGCCACCCCGGCCTCGCCGGCCTCGAGCGGCTGCAGCAGACTGCCATCAAGCCCTAAGACTGCGGAGACCTATGGCCAACCCGCAGAAGCGCAAGGGTGACAGTGCCGAGCGGGAGGTGGCCCAGCTGATCCATGACCTGCTGGGATTCCCCGCACGCCGGGCCCTGGGCGCCGGCCGCGCCGATGACGTCGGCGACATTCACGGCATCCCCGACACCGTGGTGCAGGTGGCCGCATGGGATGACGTGGCACGCGCCGCACGGGAAAAACCCCTGGGTGCTGAGGCCCAGCGCCTCAACGCCCTGGCCACCCATGCCGCCACCTTCGTGCGCTTCCGTGGTGGCGCCTACCGCGTCGTGCTCACCCCCGAGCAGTGGGCCACCTTGCTGCGCGAGGCCCTGCCATGAATCAGCCCCTCTCCCGCTGGCTGGTAACGATTCGCCTCGACGAGTCCCGCACCATGGACGTGGGTCACCAAGCCCGCAGCGCCTGGGCCGCTGGCTGGCTTCATCGCCAGCTACACCCACAGGACCGCATCATCGCTATTCGCAGAGGACGCTGAGGCATGGCAGGAACCGCAGTCAGCTTCGAGCTCACAGGCCTTGACGGCCTGCGCAGGATGCAGACGTTTCTCGCACCTGATCTGCTGGAGAAGGCCAGCAGAGGTGGTATGGCCTACGCAGGGAAGGCAGCTGTCACCGCCGCAGCGAAGGAAATCCGCGCCCGCTACAACATCCCCAGCGCCCGGGTGAAGCAAGACATCGCCGGCCCGCGGATCAGCAACAACGGCCAGACCGCCACCCTGGTGTTCTCCCGCAAGCCGCCCTCTGCCCTCAGCTATGGCGGCAAGGACACCGGCAAGGGGCTGCGCATGAAGATCTCTCGCGGCGGTTCGTTGCAGCCTGTGACGCGCGGCTTCATCGCCAAGACCGGCAAGCTCGCTGGCCTCCCCTTCCGCCGCGTCAGCAGCCAGCCAGGATCGCGCCTTGCGTTCGTGTCAGGCCCCTCGATCGGCTCGCTGTTCCTTCGCCAAGGTGATCAAGCTCCCGCAATGCAAATGGCGGTGCAGGCACGCATCAACGAACAGTTTTTGAAAGGCTTCGACCGTGTGCTGGGCGCCGCCGCGCGTGGCTATGGCAAGTGATCGGCTCACAATTTGGGTCCTTCCCGTTATGTTGATGGTGCGAGTCCATGACG